CAAGGTCGCCCAGGATGCGGGCAGCGTCAGCGCCCTGAACGCTCGACACCTGAACGGCGCCGGTACGGTGCGCAACTTCCGCCTTACGGTGCTGCGCCTCAACCTGGGCACGGTCACGCACGGGTCGAGCGGCCTTAACGGCAGCGTGAAGAGCCGACGGGAACGCCGACGGGTTCGACTCGCGCCAATCCGTAAGGTCGTCGCCCTGGGTGCTCAGCGCGTACACGTCGATTCCGTGACTGGCAAGCCCCTCAGACAGACGGAGCGTGAAGCCCATACCGGCCGTGTCGTTGTCTCCGCACACGATCACCTGATAGCCGCGCAAGCCGTCGGCCAACTCCGCCACAAGATCAGGGTTGTTGACCAGAGAAGCGCCCCGGACGGCAACGGCGTCGTACCCGACCGAAACGGCTGTGAGCGCGTCTCCGGGCCCCTCAGTCAGAAGAATGACCCCGTACCCGGCTTCGCCCTTGAAGACGCCGTACGGTGCCCAGCGCTGCCCTTCAGGGTTGCTCAGGCTCAGCCAACGCCCAGGACACTTGCCGCTCAGGTCACGCCCCTGGGCGCCACGGGTCACGCCGTCGAATCCCTTCAGCGGCACGACAAGCCGGGGGTACCGGAGAAACGCCGTAGACAGGAAGTCAGGGAAGTTGCCGTCAACGCGAGTCGGGTTGGCCGGAGAAGCCTTCAGCCCCAGGCGCGCGGACTCTTCGGGGCTCAGTCCGAACCGGGTACCGGCGTAAGCCGCAGCGTCCGCCGTCAGGCTTCGGGACTCAAGCCACATGCGCAGCGCGACCACGTTTGCCGGACCAACCATCTTCGGCTTCTCCTTCGGAACGGTCGCGCCTTCGCCGGTCGCGTCAAACAGGTCACGCCACGTCAGCCCAGCGGCCTTGACGACGTCGCCCGTGTCGCAACCGGCGCGGCACGTCAGCCTTACCTTCAGGTCGTCGCCACGCCATATACGGAGTGACGGGCGGGAATCAGCGTGCGCCGGACAGACGGCAAGGTAACCGCCGTCCGGCTCTTCGCTGACTTGCTTGAACCGGCCCAGGATGCCCACGAAGTCCATACGAACCCCTTCGATAGTTGCTCTCAGGCACCCGTAAGGGAGTCGGTTACTTGCCCTTCGGACCGAACGTCAGCGCCCACTCAGCAAGCGTCTTCGCGCCCTTGCTCAAGTTGCATGGGGCGCACGCCGGAAGCATGTTGTGCGCAGCGTCGGCACCCCCCTTGCTCAGCGGGTGCACGTGGTCAAGGTGCGTGGCCTTCGCGTCGCAGTACGCACAGCGGAAGCCCCAGCGGCGCATGATCTCTGTGCGGGAATACTCGGCGTGCTCGACCCCGTACGCCGTCGCCCGACGCTTCTGACTCAGCGTGTGCCGCTTGTCCTTCGGAAGCTTCCGGTAATAGTCCTTGATGTAAGCCTTCCGGCGCTTGTTCCGGCACGGCTGACAGGAACACTTCGGCTCATGGGTCACGACGTCCACCACACAACCGAAGCGCCCCGGGTCACGGCCACGCTCAGCGCGTCGAGATAGCGCCCCCAGTCGCGCCGGTCAGTCGCACCCGGCTTCAGGTAAACGGTGTCCCCAGCGTCGAGCGCTCGAAGGTCACCCAGGGCAGGCGCATAGTCCGGCCCGATGAACACACCCGTATGCATGTCGCTCTTCCTGTCTACTCACGTGAGTACACGGAAAGCCCCGGCACGAAGCTATGTGCTCCGCCCGGGGCTGTGTCCGTCAGTCTCTCGGTTGGCCCGTCACGTTGCTTCGCAACAGGCGTACGTGTTCCGTGCCGATCCATTCGGCGCGCAACGTCTTGCGTGCTTCAAGCCCGCTTCGGGATTCAACGCCGGTCGGCTGAACCTTCAGGAATGGAATTCGCTTGCCGTAGGCATATCGAATCTCAATTTCCCGAATGATTGCGTCCGTTGCCCGGGTCCCATTCCCGCAGCGGGTTGCGTAGTTGATCAGGTCACCGACATACAGGGGCTCACCCGCATAGTCGGTGACCGTTCCGCGCTGGGCCACTAGTGGTATTCCGGATCGAAGTCGTCTGCCGTCGGAACGCCGAACCGGGCGCGACGCTCATGAAGGACGGCAAGACGTGCTTCCGGCGGGTACTGCCACAGTGGCGCCCCAACGGCTTCGTCACTCGCACCCTTCATGACGCGCGCCCAGGCTTCAGGCGTAGCGGCTTCCGGCGCGCTCACTCGGCGTCGTCGGCAATGGCGTCGTTGAAGGACTTCACGACGTTGATGACGGGCTTGTAATACGACACAAGCTTGTTCCGCATCGGGCCCTTCTTCGGCGTGTACTCGACCAACTCAAGCTCAAGGTAAGCGAGCACAGCGCCACCCTTGCCGATGCGCTCAAGGTCGTCTTCGGCTTCGTGAAGCACCTTGAAGAGCGTCCAAGACCCAGTCTGAAACTTGAACTTCCCAAGCTCCGGGTCATCGGCAAGGTTGAAGGTCACCGTGATTGCCGGGTTCGGGCCGTCGTCGTTCTTCGCGTCCGCCTTCCGCTCATCGAAGAGCGTCGGGCAACCGCACGGCTGACCAACGGCGTCCGGGTCGCTGGGGTGCGACTTGAAGTCGAAGCCGTCACAGTGGTGCTTCAGCTTGCCGTTCACCCAGTGCTTCATGTCCCACTGGATACCGTCGGCCTCAAGGATGATCGGCACCCGGGCCTTCTCCGTGAAGACGTCAATGAAGTTCTCAGACGTGCTCTCTTCGTTCTCGACCGGAGTGCCGCCGAAGAGCTGGGCAACGGCGTCGGCAACGGTCTTCTCACCGGTCGACACGCGCCACTCAGCAAGGGCAACGGGAACCATCTTCCCGCGCTCGTTCAGCTCAGAGAAGCCGGAGTGAAAGCGGCCAACGGTGTCGTCGGCGTACGTCTCACGCTTCTTCGGCTTGTTGTCTTCGTCTCCGGCCCAAATGGAACGCTTCGCCATGTGTGTGCTCCCAGGTGCAGGGGCTTGCCGCCCGTTTGCTGTCTCACTTGTGGGTAAGGGAGTCGGTGACCTGAGCCGGGTTGGTACAAGGCGAAACACAAAAAGCCCCCCAGCGCCCTTGTGAGGCACTGAGGGGCTGACCCTGGGGAGTTGGGCCGGAAGGGTGCTAGTCGCGCGTCAGGGGCGCCACGATGAGCCCCAGAAGGCCGACAAGGGCGACGCCGTACACGGAGTCAAAGAAGCCCAGCGCCGGAATGGCGTCGTTGTGGCCGTGCCACATACCGACAAGGATCATGACGGCGTACGCCGACACCATGAGCCCCAGGAAGGCGAAGGCGAAGCCCAGGGCAGCGCCAACGGCAAAGGTCTTCAGGGCGTCCTTCGTGCGACGGTTCAAGGTGTTCTCTCCTTCAGCGGTGCGGGTGTCTCTCAGTCGTGAGTAAGGGAGTCGGTTACCGGGCGCGCCGCTGGGTGCCGGTCACAAGCTTGCCCGCTGCCTTCTTCGCAATGGGCTTCCCGATCACCTTCCGGGAAACGTCACGGTCCCAATCGAATGTTGCGCGAAGGTGCAGGAAGTGAGCGAAGACGTCCGGCCCAGTCTCGACCGGCTTGAACGCCCAGGTTGTGTCAGTCACGTGAAGCACAGCGGCGCCGTCAAACTCCGGCATCGGCTCACGGTTGCCGTCCGGGTCAATGATGAAGTCGGCGTTCATGTAAGCGCTCATCTGAAGGGCGACGTCCGGGTAAGTCGCCTTCGAAGTCTTCCAGTCGCCCATGATCAGATGGGGCGTGCCGGACCGGTCGGGAGTCGGGTTGCCGTCGGCGTCGAGCCATACGCGCATAACGACGTCAAAGCTTCCGGCGTACCCGTAGGTGTCCGACCATGCGACGTCTTCGGCCCGTACAAGCTCCGGGTTGACTGCCTCAAGGAACTCACGGAAGTGCTCGACGTAGGGCGTCAGATCAGCGCGCACGCGTCCGACGTACTCACCCCGGATCAGTCGCTCAAACAGGTCGTGCGCTTCGCTGCCCAGGTCGGCGCGAACCTTCGTGTACCGGCGCGCGGCACCCTTCAGGTAGTCAACGGCTCCGTCACGGTCGCGCTGGGCCATGTCGGCAACGAAGTCGATTGAGTCAACGGCCAACTCAGCGGCCATCTTCGCTTGCCACGGAGCAAGGAAGTTTTGCTTTGCCAGCATTCCGAGAACGGACGTCACGCCCGGGTGAACAATTTCCCGGTTCTCAGGGTGGACGTAGAACCGGCTTCCGCCACGGTAGACGGTACGAATCTTGGGCACGTGGGCCCCCTTCAGCGGTAGGTGTCTCTACCTGTTTTGAAGGGAGTCGGCTACGTGGTGACGCTGTGACGAAGTGGCGTCGAGCTGGGTTTACTCAATGAGAAGTCTTATGTGAATCCAGGAAAAGAGTCACAGCGTCACTTCATCACTCACCCCAGGTCAGCCGTTCCTTCCGCTGTAAGGGCGTGACGAAGCCCCGCCGGTACGTGGTGACCCGACGGGGCTGTGAGGGGCTGTGAGGGGCGCTCAGCCCCGTGTGTCAGTCTTCGTCGTCCGACGTGACAAGCGCGCTCAGGTCAAGGTCGAACGCGTCGGCGGCAGCGCGAATGATGCTGTACAGCTCCGCCTTCGCCTTCCGCTTGTCGGCAGCGCTCTTGACCTTGCCGAAGCGCTTACCGGCCTTCTCAAGCTGGGTCTTCACGGCGGCAAGAGCTTCGACCGTCTTCTGACCTTCGGTCTTCTCCTCCTTCTCTCCGTCCGGCACGAACTCAGCGGGAATCTCCGCCGTCAGTTCCTTCAAGGCGCCCTCAAGCTCTTCGACCTTCGAAGCGTCGGCGTCGTCGGCTTCCTTCAGCGCCTCAAGTTCCTTCGTGGTCGCCTCAAGCTTCTTCACGCGCCGGTCGATACGGGCAAGCTCCGTACGGCCGTACTTCGGAAGCTCAACGCCGTTCTCTTCGTACAGCGCACGAATGGCGTCGGACGGCTTCAGCTCCGCCGGGTAGTCGGCTTCGTCAACGTCGGCGTCGGCCTGAGCCTCAGCGATAGCGGCGGCGTTCGCTTCGAGCTTCGCGACGGCACCCGGGAAGAGCGACCGCATGACCGTCAGCGTCTCTTCACGGTCCGGGCCGTTGAAGGACTCAAGCCAGTCACACAGCACGTCCGAAGCCTTGTTCTGAGTGGCGCGCTGAAGGGAGTTGAAGGCGCCCAGGCGCTCAACGTCGTCGTCGGCAATGCTCTTCCGGACTTCGTCCCACACGGCGGCGTGACTGTTCTTCGTGGTCTTCCGAACCGACGTCAGGTCGGGCAGGTTGTTCGCGTCCGGGTTCGGGATGCGGGTGCGCATGTCGAGCATGGTGTGTGCCAGGCGCTCACCGACGTTGGTCATCTTCAGACCCAGGTCGATACCTTCGCTGACGAACTTGACGCCGTCCTTCACAAGCTTCGTCACGCCGTCGAACTTGTTGAAGTCTTCGGCCACTTCGGCAACGGCCTTCTTCGCAACGGCCTTCGAAGCGGTCTTCTTCGCGGCAGGGGCAGCGGGGGCAGTAGCGGCGGCAGGCGCGTCGGCGGCAGGTGCCGGGTTCAGCTCCGTCAGCTTCGCCTTCTTCGCCTCAGACACGGTCGCACGAAGCGTGTTGCGGTGCTTCGTCGGAAGCTTCGCAATCAGGTCTTCCGCCTGCCCAGCGTTCGCCTCAGCGACGTCGGCGGACTCAGCGGCCTTGATTGCGTCGACGTGCTCATGAACACGGCTGATCTGAGCGTCAACGTCCTGGGCTTCGGGCGTAGCGGCAGCGGTCTTCTTCGCGGCAGCGGGCATGACGTTCTCTCCTTCGTTGGCGCCCTCAACGGGCGTGATCTTCTTCTGACTGACCGTCAGGTTGAGACCCGGGATCTTCACCGGCTCTTCCGTCACGATCACGTCGCCGGTCGGAACGACCTTCGAGCAACCGGCGCACAGCTCAAGTTCGGGCTTCTGATCCATGGCCGGACCGAAGGACCGAACGGGCGTCTTGAACTTCGTCGGGCAGTAGGTGACGTTCCGGCCGTCGGCGTCAAGCTCCGCCTTCAGAGCGTGCATGGTTCCGTTGGAACCGGTCGCGCTGCCAATCCGAATGTCGCCCCGGACGTCCTTCAGCTTCAGCTTCTTCGCGGCCATGGTGGAGCCCCCTTCGTTGTTGTCGTCGTCGTGCGTGGCCGACTCTACCAGACTACTCACGTGAGTAGTCACGTCTTCGGCAATGTCGGCGTCGGTCACCACAACGAACGAATCGGTACGGTTCCCGTCTTCGTCCACATAGGCAACCGTCCAACCGGGCGTGATGTGGTCCGCGCCGGTCAGCTCCGTGTCGAACGTCCGGCCGTTCAGGGTCACGGTCACGGCGTCACCGATCGTGCGCCCCATCCATTCGTCACCGCGCGGGTCACGGTTCAGGCGCTCTTCACGGGCGACACGCTCAGCCTCAATCATGGCTTCAGCGGCCTTCTCACAGTGCTTGCACAGCTTGCGACCCCCAGCCTTACGCGCTGCCTCAAGGGCGTCTTCAACGTCTTCGAACTGGGCGCCGTCCGCGAAGTTGTACCGGGTCAGCGACGGGCAGGCGCTCAGCGCGTAATCCGACACGTGGTCGCCCATGTCGTTGCCGCCGCCGGTCGAGCGAATCGCAAGCCCGTCAATGTGGTTGGTCGTCCGGTTGTACTTGACCGTGAACATGCGCCCCGCCCCTTCGTCGTCTTCGCTGTGCTGTGCTCAGCCTAGCGCCCCGAAGCCCCGTTTCGTGACTACTCACGTGAGTAGACAGAAAGCTTTACCTTCCCGTGACCAAACGACGAAAGCCCCCTACCGACCAACCCGGTTGAGGGTCAGTCAGTAGGGGGCCCGTGTCAGCGGCTCCGGGGGAGAAGGAGTGAGTCAATGATCCGGTTCAGCTCTTCGAGCGTTCCCGTGTTCGCAATGGTCAGCGCCGTCGCCCAGTTCTCAAGCTCCGTTTCGCTCTTGTGCTTCGCCGTGTCGCCGGTAGCTCCGGCCCCAGGTCGAGTAACCCGGATCGTGGCGAAGCCCCTGTCACGAAGGTAAGTCGCTTCGTTCTCGTACCGAACGTCAGTGACGACAACCGGCAGGTTCAGGCGCTCCGCAGCGTCGATAGCGGGGGCAGCGGCACGGACCCAGAAACCCGGGTCAATGTCGCGAACCGTCTGCCCGACGTGCTGAAGCACCCGACGAACTTCCGGGTACGTGGTCTTCGCGTAGTCCCAGCCGACGGCGGCAATGAGCTTCGAAAGCCGGACGTGCACGCCGTACGTGGTCGGGATGATCGGGTCAACGCGAAGCGCTGCCCGCTTCAAAGGGTCAGCGAATGCGACGCGCTGATATCCGTAACGCTGCCGGAGCCGTGCGCCGACCGTGTCTTTGCCGGACTGGGCCGGACCGATCAGACCAATGGACTTGTAATAGGCCACTGCCGAATTCCCTTCGCGGTGAATGCACTTACACCCGCCACGAAGGGAGTCGGCTACCTAGACACCCAGAAGGACATGAACGGCGCCCATGACGGCAGCGCCCGGGAAGTCCGGCTTGATGGCAGTCACGGCAGCGACGGCACCCGCCACGAAGCCGACGATTGCTTTCCGATGCTTCCTGACGAAGTCGAGAACGACGCCGATACCGGCCGGTCCCTTGCTGTGCTCACCCATGCGAGCCCCTTACTGTGAGTGACGAAAACGCCGGAGCCGGCACGCCCTGAATACGTGCAAAATAGGACATGCCGACCACCGCGGTAATGACAGAGTGTTACTTGACCTTCGGGACCTTCAGCGCGTCCCACGTGGTCTTACCGGGCCAACCGTCGGCGTCGGCACCCGTGTACCCGTTCTTGCGCTGCCACTTCGCGTACGAAGCCTTGTCGGCGTCAGTCCACTGGGGACCCGGGCCGGACTTGTACGCGGAGCACCCGACGGCAACAAGCCGCTTGCCCATGGCCGTGACGATTGCCGACTTCGGCTCACCCTTGAAGAAGGCAGCACCCGGGAACGGCTCATACGACGGCTTCGGCTTCGGCTTCGGCTTGCTCGGCGTCGAGCCGGTCACGTCCGAAAGCTTGCCGGTCGCCTTGACCTTGTACCCGTACTTCGCGGCGTTCGGGTCAGCGGAGACGGAGCCGCCTTCGTAAGCCGGGTAGCCGTAGCCGTACAGGTACGAGTCACGCCGCGCGCGCTTCTTCTCATACACGCCGTCACCCTCAGCGGAGCCGTTCGCGTTCGTGTTGCCGCCGACCGTGTACACGTAATCGGCGTCGTACGAAACGACTATCTCAGTGTGCGAGCCGCCACCGTTGCCGAAGAAAACCTGAGCGCCAACCGCCGGGTACTCACTGAAGCGCCCCTTGTTGCGGAACCAAGAAACGCCGGTTGCACACGAAGCCGTGCGCGGGAAAAGCTCAGCGTCTCCGGCCTTCAGCGCAACCCAGCTCACGAAGGTCGCGCACCATGCCTGATTCTGGGACCACTCAAGGCCCGGAACGGCAGGCGAATACTTCTGGAAGTTGTTCCAATGTCCGCCCGACTTGCCTTCGTGATAGCCGACTTCGCCGGACGCGATAGACAGAACCTTTGCGAGACTCAACGTGTGCTCTCTTTCTGTGCAACACAAAGCCCCCCAGTCGGATTACTGAGGGGCTGACTACTCACGTGAGTAGTCGGTGACTAGGCAAGCGCCACAATCGGTATGTCGTGATCGGCGAGCGCAGCGGCGTTCGTAGGGCTCACCGTTGTCGGCAACCCTGTCTGACCGTCGAGATACCAGGCACGGGGGAACGGCGTTGTGGTCATGAAGAAGTTCGCCGTTGCAACAGGCGCTTCGTTCTGTACGTGATAGAAGGCGAAGTCAGCCGTGCCGCCGATCGTCTGAATCCACGCAATCCAGTAGCGCCCAGGTGTGAGCGTGCTCGACGTAATGCTGATCGGCACGGCTCCGATGTGGTTGGAAGCCATGGCGGGAAGTACGCCGGATTCCTGCCCAGCCATGGTCAGCGCGACGGCAGCGGAACCGACGACCTTCGTGCCGTCTTCCCGATAGATGCCCGCTGCCCAACGGTCCGCCGACACGCCGCCATACCCGCGCGCGAACATGACGACCTTAGAAACAGTGGTCGACTCCGTGATGTTGATTCCCGACAGGAACAACCGGCCGGTCTTCAGGTACTTCACGGCAGGGTTCGCCACGCCGCCCGGGTCGCACGACCATGCCTTGAAGCCGAGTGCCTGGGGCGTCCAACTGTTGCGCGCAGCATCGGGGATCTGAGCAATCGGAACGTCGCCGGACGCGTCGAGCGTGGCAACTCCGTTCGCTACGCCCCTAGTTGAGACGGCAACGTAAGTCGACGTGAGCGACGGAATCTGAGCCGTCGGGACCTTGCTTGAAGCGTCGAGCGTGGCGACACCCGAAGCGGCACCCAGCGCGGTAGTGGCAACGGCGCCAACGTCGGCAGCGTTCAGGACAACGTCACCGGTCTTCGTGTTGACGCTCGACACAGCGCCCCCGCCCGAAGCCGCCGGAAGCTGAGCCGACGGAACCTTGCCGTCACTGCCCAGGGTCGCAACGCCGTTCGCTGCGCCCTTCTCTGTAGTCGGCACAGCCCCAACGTCCGTAGCGGCAAGGGTGATTGCCGCCGCACTGACACCGTTGACCGACTGAACGACACCCGGAGCACCCGCAGCGCCCGTATCACCCTTCGGCCCCTGAGCGCCGGTCGCGCCCGTGTCGCCCTTGACGCCCTTGATGTTGCCCTTCGGCGTGCCCCAGCCGGACGCGTCACGCTGATAGACGTCACCCGTGTCAGTCCGGATCAGGACGTCACCGGCAACGGTCCCAGTGCTCGACGTCGCGCCGGTTCCCACGTACAGCGCAGCGCCCCGAACATCGGCCGTAGCGACCGACCACGTACCGGCGGACTTCGTCCACATCTTGTACGCCGTGTTATCTACGCCCAGGGTCGTTGTCGTGACGCGCTGAAAGAACACGTCTCCGTCAATGCCGACCGT